CTCACGCTGTGAGCAGATTCCACAGATGCGATGTCCACGGCCATAAGGCACGACGTTTTGTCTGTTGCATACGATGCACGAAAGTTTGATGTCCATTGTCCTAGTCCTGTTCTGTCTATTGTGGAAGAGTCTGTCCTGCGCGCTTGCACAGGATCCACAGCTGCACTTCGTATTCACTGCGACCAATCGCATCAGCGATGCGCTTGATGGTCGACTGTCTCACAGCATGAGCGCCGGAGAGCATCCGACACACTGCCGATTTGTGGATGCCGAGTTTCTCAGCGATATCCACCTGTGTATGTCCGTAAATCATGTCATCGTTATACACACAGTTGACACAGTATGTCAACCCGTGCTAGGATGTCGATGTGATTGGACATCACGACGAAGGGAACAGAATGACACAGGAACGGGTTGACTTGACTTGGAAGTGCGGTCATACCGCATTCATTACGGTTGGATATAAGCAGGGGGACCTCAAATACAAGATGGCAATGATGGCGTCGACGCTTCAGATCTGCGCCGCTTGTGAGAACAAACTTGCAATCGAGCGCGCATGGTCACTGACACAGAGAATCCTCGAGCCGAATCCGATTGTAATGAGCGGGAGTGAGAAGCAAATCGCATGGGCCAGGTCTATTCGCACCACGAAGTATGAAGCGCTCGCGCATGTCCTTGACTGTCTGCGTAAAGCGTATGAGACGCGCCAGGATGAATGGCCAGCCATTGCACGGGCAATCAGCCCAGTGGTCAATGATGTCAGTATCTGGCGGTCCTACAGCCAGTCAGGCGCCATCATCGATCGACGCAACATCAACTGGACGACAGCGTTTAGGAACGCGCTCAGTCGGGCAGGATTACACATAGGGGGTTTAGTATGACAATGTCGGAAACAATCGGTGCAATCGCACCAGCGCTGGTCAAGGCCCAGGCTGAGATCAGGCCAATCGTGAAGGACAGCACGAATCCAGCGTTTCGCTCGAAGTACACTTCGCTCGATGCCATCATGGAGGTCGTTCGACCAGTGATGGCGAAACATGGTCTGTTCGTTGTGCAGTCGGTGTTGGACACCATCGACGGTGAGCATTCGACCAGCATCATGGTCGAGAGCCGTGTGATACACGCCAGCGGTGAGTGGATCGCTGGTGTCGTGCAGGTCCCTGTGATGCAACAGACCAGCCACGGATTCGGCAGCGCACTCTCGTATGGTCGACGCTACAGCCTCAGCGCGCTTCTGTCGCTTGCATCTGATGAGGATGACGATGGCAATGGAGCGATCCAAGCTCAACAGGCACGTCCACAGATCAAGCCAGGACCGCCACAGCAGACCACGCTGCGTAAGCTCGCACCAACACCGAAGCCGATACCTGGCTATCATAACGGTAGTCACTTTGTTATCGGAGAAGAGGACCCTAACGCATGACGAAACTAGTATGGATAACGCCCGATGCCGAGAGTGTCATCGGGTATTGCGCCAGGGTATCCAACCCCGCGAACCAGGACAATCCTGACGTCACTAGACTGCTTCGTTACTGCGTTAGTCACGGACACTGGTCAATCTTCGAGATGGCCAGCATGTGCATCGAGGTCAAGACCACGAGAGCCATCGCGGCGCAGCTGCTTCGACACAGATCGTTCTCATTCCAGGAGTTCAGCCAGCGGTACGCCACCGTCGTCGAGGACATCGAGGTCCCAGATATGCGCCTCGCTGGCGCTCACAATCGCCAATCCAGCCTCCCACTACCGAAGATTGAGGAACTGACCAAAGAGCAGCAGGACGCCCTATATCTGGTCGGTTGCAGTATTGAGTTCGCAACTGATACCTATCGCGATCTGATCGCACATGGCATGTCTGCGGAGACTGCTCGCATGGTCCTACCGCTTTGCACTCCGACAACGATGTACATGAGCGGGAGCATTCGTTCCTGGATTCACTATGTACAACTGCGAACGCGCCAGGACACGCAGCTCGAGCATCGCGACATCGCCCAAAGCGTCCAGAACATTATGTTGGAACACTTGCCGATCACGATGGAGGCGCTGGCTTGAAGCTCTCTGACATGATGCCGCATGCAGACCTTCCTCCTTGGACTGAATACCTTGAAGCATGGGAGAAGGAACACAAACCGTTGTATCCAACGTTTGAGGAATGTCTGCATGAGTCTACTGTCATGACACAAAAGGTAGACACGCTTGGACGAGATCATTATCGAATGAGATGTTTACGATGTGGACACATGGTCAAGCCTATTAAAAAAGTCGATGCACTGAAGATTCTAAATGGCAATCGCGCATCAGATGATGGGCACATTTACGCTCAGGTTCGATATGACCCAGACAATGACTACTTCCGAAACCGTGAGTATTTACGTGAGGAATACTATCGGTTACGTGCGGAACATCCTCATAATCTGAACGAACAAAAGAGGATTTACCATTCAAGGTATTTAAAAACAGCACGGTGGATGAAGCTTAGAGCAGCTGTGTTTGAGCGTGACAATCACACCTGTCAGTCATGCGGTTCGACTGAGTATCTGCATTGTCACCATAATACTTACGTACGCCATGGCGCAGAACAAATGTCAGATCTGATAACTTACTGCGCCAGGTGCCACAAAAATCATCACATTGACCATGACATGGAAAAAGAACGGGAACAACTATGGCGAGAAAACCAGCTAACAATCAACCAGCAATTGAGCGAGTAGAAGAAAAACCAGAAGGTCTCCTGTGGCTCCTCAAAGCGAGCGAACATGAGATCCTGGAGCGATTGAACGCTGAGGATGCAATCATCTTTGTACACCCTGCCCTCGATGGCATCGTAAGTTTCCGCATCGAGGAGAATCCACAGCACGATCAAAAAGTGGTGCATGTCTGGCGGTAAATGTATATTGTGTTTGCCGGTGCTCCCACATCGGTGAACGAACAACTAGCCAAACAGAAGACCAGGTGAGCGCATCGCCTGGTCTTTTGGTTTTAGAAGTTTACGAAGCCGAAGCCGCCGAACTTGCCGAGCTCGTGCCAGTTTCGCTTTTTGGCATACAGGCCATCGCCATCACGCTCGACGCTCAGTTCGTCGCTTGGCTCCGGTGATGTGTTTCCCTCGACCGTGTAGACACCCCACTCCTCGACCTTTGTGACGATGCCGATGTGTGCGATGCGAGACAACGCTGAGAAGTAGAACAGCGCCACATCGCCGCGCCGTGGTCGCTTCGTGGTCGTAGCATCGCGTATGTGCTGGACGGGCAGCCACAACGAATTTGCCTTGAACCATCGCGACCAGTCTGGACAATATGCGGATCTTGGAAAAGTCTCATCGTAGGTGATGCCGAGCTGCGTGGCTGCTTGCTTATGCCTAAAGCGCACATGTGCCGCGCACCAGGGGGAACCAGCAGGAACCGGAGGTTTGCATGATGCCTGATACGCTTCGACAGATGCTCCTCGATTCTCACCGACTTCCAAGACGCCGATGTTTGCGATGGCCAGATCTGTCGACAGTAGTGCGATTCGTCGTTCATCCATGTTGTATACTCCTATTGTCCAACTGGTTTCTAGTTCCTAGTCCTGACGCCTCCAGCACCCCTCTGGAGGCGTTTCCTTTTTAAGAGAAGGTCTCCGCATCATCACTGCTGCTCACGATCGTGATGCCTGTCGAGGTGTGGTTATAGATGAGATAGATGATTCCGAGGCGCCAGTAGCATGCTAGTTCTTCAGGCTTGACGTTCCCGACCACGACATCCGATGCAGCTGTGATGATGTTGCCCATCGGGTCACGCTTGACTCTGTGAATGTCTCCACCACTAGTGCGAAAGAAGATGTACTCCATGCCGTTCGGAGACACGCAGACCGTGCCATGTGAACCGGATCCAATTGTAGTTGCCACGCTGACTGTGTTCCCTTCATCATCGGTTTGATAGCGTACGATGTCACTTCCTGTTTTTGAATCCACGATAATGATCAGGTACATCGAGCCGCTATGCTTTGTATACGCCAGACTCAAACACTTTGCGTTCGTGATCGGCGTAATGACTTCATCCCAGTTTGTGCCGTTGTGCGCCCTGGCGTGATACAGCGTGACGCCGCCACCAGATGTCACGATTCCATAGGTCGCTTGCTGTGCCGGTGAGACGTCCGCTGCCGTGCAGTTTCCTTCGAGATTTACTTCACGAAAGACAGCTCTCTGTCGCTTTGCGCTGTACATCGGATTGACACCAACACTTGATGTTCCGATAAGGATGCTGTGATTCGATTTGCCTAGTCCAAACGGTGAGCCGGTTTGATAATTGCCAAGCGTGTCGAAGCTTGAGTCAGTGCCTCGAGATGATGAGTCGCTTGAGAGTTGAAGCGTCACGGTCCCGCTGGTGGCAGGATCTCCGGACGTGTCGACGACGATCCCGTGTGCTGGTCCACGAAGGATGGCGCCGAATGGCAGGTAGAGAGCACTGTCCGTGCCACCATTGACATCGAACGGATCATACAGATCAGGCGGAAAGTCTCCGTTTATTGAGTCGAACAGAGTCTGTGCTGTGATGGTGCCGACACCGATCTCGAAGCCATACGCGAAGTCTGTCCCGGTTGTTGCGTTCGGTGTTGCGAGGATTCCACCGCCATACAACCAAGTACTGATACCAGTTCCACCATTGAGAAAACAGTCCCTCAGTGGCGGCTGTGAGACGCTACAGGTACCACTGCCAGGATACGCGACACTGTTCGTCGCGGTCCAGCCAGGATGTCGGACGATACTGTCATCGGATGTGTTGATTTGACCAACTAGGTCCACGATGGTCAGCGGTGTAACACTGTATGTCGTGACGCCGGTTGCGCCACCTACAGTCTTTTGCCATCGATAGTCGCTCTCTTCTTCATCACGACCGTCGTTCTTCTGCTGCCAAAAGCGGCGTGAATAATAGTATGTCGTAGTGTCGACTTCGGCGACGATGGCCGGTGTGATGCGTTCGTGTTCATATCCGAGACCACTCGGAACATAATGACTGTTACTGAATCCGTGAGTCGTGTCCTGCTTTAGCGTCGTGGTACCGAGGTCAATCGCCCCTGTAGCGATGCGAAGGCGCTGGCATGACGTGATGCCCCAATATGCTGAATCGACGCTCTCTGAGCCAGCGTAGGACGTGCTAGAGGTATTCTTGCGCGGGTATGGATTGTCTTTGCCATCAGCGACTGGAAGCGATGAGACCGACCACGCATCAGGACTGCACAGGTCGATGGTAACTGTGTGATAACTGGTATTCGGAGCTGTGATGTTCCATGTCTTTGTGTTGCCATGAAAGTCAGTGATGACGAAGGTTCCAGCGACTGAGGTCCCGCTTTGCGCCTTGATCTGGATGTCTAGGTAGCGATATCCGCTCATGCCTTCGTATGGTGCGAACGACCGATCGTTTCCTGTTCCTGCGATGCTTCGTGTCGTGGCATATGCCAGACTCCAGCCGTTGAACCTGAAGCCACGGAACATGCACCTGGTTTCAGTTGATGCCTCACCGACAGCTGTAAGTGATGCACCAGTAATGGCACACGAGATGCTTGCTGGAACATCATCGAGCGACGTGGTCAGCGTGTTCGACCCGTAAACAGGATCGGTCAGGACCGTCGTGGTCGAGTAGTCGACGAACGTGTCTGATCCTGACAGTGAGCCGGTGCCGGTTATTGTCCTGAACGAACCGTCGAAGCCAGTAACCACGACACTCAGTGAGTCCGGGTACGATGTCGACCACGCCCTGGTGCGACCGATGACAGCGACACTGCGATCTAGACACGAGCTCGTGCTGATGGTGGCGCTGGCCGTTGAAACAATGCCGAATCCGTCAGTCGTTCCAAGAACAGACAGACTCCATTCGGTGGCGCTTTGAGCATGGAAGGTGTGAGCATGCGTGATGTCATGCACTGCGACCGTGTTGACCTTGACCAGGCTGACAGCAAAGTCATGACGGACATCACCGGAACTGAATCCATTCGCACTTAGGATCGCGGTGTAGTCTGCTGTTCGCCTCGATGTCGCAGCTGCGGACACGCTAACTGATCCGCCATTCGCGGTGATACTACAGGCCGCCGTTGCACCACTCGTGGTCATCTCATACCAGCGGTACGCAGTTCGTGGAGGAAACACAGTCGGTGCCACACTCGAGCTGTATGCGGTCTCAGTGACGTCCCAGAGCTTATCTGTCGACACCGATGCTGTGAATGTGCCAGCGCATGTCACGCTCACATCCTTGTATGTCGTGGCGCCTGTCTCGGTTCCTGACGCAAGGACCACGTAATTGCTGTTCGTGCTTCCGTGGCCGTTGTTTACCGCTAGGTTCGCACGAAGTTCCCATGTCCATGTTGCACCAGGTGATGGTGCATTGACGCTGGTGGCAATGGCGAGCGAACCAAGGAATCCTAAATGTCCGCCGAAGGTGAAGTCTGTTGAATGCGTGTCGTAGTCAGGCTCGAGAGGTTGCACCGCGAACGGATTCCAGATGCGCTCCGTGACGTTCTGCGTGTGCGACATCGTGAGCGTCGATGTTCGTGTACCGTCGATGTACGCCACTATTCTTCACCAAAGAGGTACTGACCTCTGTAGACCGCTTTGCGGAACTGAACGGTTCCATTCTCCACCACGAACTCAATGCTAGGAATCGCTACGATTCGATACAGGCCCTTCACTGTCACGCCGTCAGGCTGCATGATCGTCACGATGTCACGCACCCATAAAGGTCTATTCGTGGTGCTCAGAACCAGAAAGTCACTCTCCCACTCGATAAGGATGCGCCCTTCCATTAGCCGGTTCTGCAGTGATATTCTCGCCTGGTAAGCAACATCGGCATTTGTGATGCTCGGATCAGCGAGGATGTATGGAACTGGTCGCCCACTCCAGTTGTAAGGTCGGTCGGCTGGAAGCGTGGTCGCGTCCTGGCTCGCTGCGTCCGCATTGTAGGAATACAGCAGATCACCGTTTCGTGGATCCTGTCCAATGACTGTGATCTGATTGCACTCTGGCGACTCATAGTGCGCGGTCATACGACGCACCACGCGCTTCTCACGGAGCGCCGCAGTGACTCCAGCAGCTGTAGCAGCAGGGACACTCTGGTACAAAGTCATCACACTGTCGAATGACAGGTCGTACGGATTCGCCCACTGGTATTTGTAACCACTGGTAGTCGGACTCCATCCGGTCACGAACGTCGCAGCATAGTCGGTTTTGAGTTTGTTCAGCATCGATGCGATCGTGTCGCCACGCTGAGGGACAAATGACGAATAACCACGAGCGATGTCAGGACTCCGACTGATGTTGATACCTGTCACATCTGTATAAAGAAGATATGTCGCTGGAGGATAACCAGCGAGTGTCATCATGTCACCGATGGCTGCCTCCGCCGTATAGCCGTCGTAGAGCAAACCATCTTGGAAGTAGTACAGCTCAAAGTCGCGTGAGCGATCCTGTCCTTCGAACTGAAGTTTGCTGAAGTTCTGCGACAGATCTGCTTGCTCATACTGAATCTGCGGAGGCGCCAGTGTGCCTCGGAAGATGTCGATGTATGCCGGCGTCGGTGTCGCGCTGTTCGAAATCGCCACACGAATAGGACGGTCCGATGTGATCTGTGGCTGTTGAACGCCAGCAGTCTCGAGTGCTCCACGCCTGGCGCTCATCTTTAGCGTCGTCCTCGATGTCTCATCGACCGAAAGGACCAGGTCATCGATGTACTCTGTGATGTCCACAGGTTGGTTCGCTGTCGCTGTTGCAGCTGGCGTATACGTTGCCATCGATGCCGCCACACCAGATGTGCGCGTGTATGGCGATGGTGTCGTCACCTCGAGCTTCAAACGGACCGTGTCTATGACTCCATTAGGTGTATACGTGCCACCTGCTGACGTTGTCACGCTGACAGTTTCTGTGATGCTTCCGGTGGATGTTCCAACGACGTCAGACCAGACAGTTCCCACGAAGGTCGCACCAGTCGGGGGAGCATAGCGCAGCTTGATCGGCTTCGAGTAGAACACGCCAGTGGTCTCATATGCAATCGGTGCAATCTGCACAGTCGGTCGCCCATAGGGAACCTTCCACGCGAAGCTGCCGGATGGCACGATGGTTTGTCCAGGAGTGTCAAGCACATCCTCGAAAAGGTGTGAGAAGTTAGCACCGAACGTCGACGTTACAAGCAGCTCGCGACGCTTGAATGGAATCATCATCAGCGCGATGTTGCGCTGTCCTACTGCACTCGCGCTTGTGACGCTTCGTCCTGGCGTTTTGTTCGTGTCACTCTGGTCATAGACACCCTTCTGGATGCCATTCTTGTAGACAATGCAGCTGCCATTCGCACGGAATACTAGCTCGACTGTGTTGGCTCCACCGAAGCCCCACTGAACGCGAAGGATAGGCAGTGGCGAAGCATCTACCCAGTTCGGGACATAGGCGCTTATGTACCATCCTTGATTGACGCCATACGACGCAGTAGTCCGAACCCACTCAACATTTGCTGTGCCGAGTGTCGTTGCGGTGAGGTAATAATCGCCAGCGGCATTTACCTCCATCTGCTTCCATACACTGCCTGTAGTGAGCGTGTAGGCGCTTCGTGGCACACGCGCATAGAGTCCGGAGAAGTTGGTCGACCATCCTTCAGTGACAGGGAGAGGTGCAGGCATGGCCGTCATGGTCACGGAGTCAAACCATCCAGTAGAGTTCTGTCGGTCCCATGAAGTTCCATCAGCACCGACGCACACACGACCTAAAGCAGGACGTGGTTCAGGACAATCGACCTCGACCAGTAACGGCCAGTTTGTCGCCATTAGATTCTTCTCATTTCAGTGACCAGGTTCTGACGTCCAGCCTGAATCATCATCTTACGCATTGAACGCTCGAGGTCAGTCGAAGCAGGGATAAGCGTCTGCGGGATGATTCCGACGCCACCGACGTTCGTTGGGTTGTTTCCAGCCGTTGCAAGTTCTGAAGCGGTCACACCAATCGCGCCCAGGCGTCCGCCACCGAATGTCTGTTTTCGAAGGTCAAGCAGATCTCGAGTGGAGCCGGTGTTCTTCGCGATCTCATAGAGGTGTCCCTCCATGCTTTTCGCCATGTCCACAAATGCCGCCTGCATCTTGGCTGCGTACGTTGCGATGTCTATCATTGTATTGATCAGACCACCGCCCTTGCCTTCGGTCGACTTTGCTGCACTAGCAGCTGCTTCGGCTGCTTTTCCGATTGCAGGTTTTGTATCTGGAGGCGAAAGTGCTGTGGTGCCTGCAGTCTTCTCGCCGCTTTGCTCCATACTGTCAAAAATGGCATTCATTCCATAGATGGCTGCACCAGCAGCTACAACGCCAGCCATAACCTTTGCGATACCAGCAGGACCGGCTAGTGCATTGACCAATGCCTCACCTGCCGCTATTAACTTAAGGCCGTTTGCCAGCTGCTTCATGACTTTGACCAGGGTAATGATGCCATTGACAATCTGGACTGCAGTAATGGCAGCCAGTGTCGCAGCGATACCCATAAGGATTGTCTGTGCTGCCGAACCATTGACCTTGACAGAGTCGAAAAACTTTGTGATATCTTCAAGGCCTTTTGTAATGGCTGGCGTCACAAGGGCTAAACCAGCACCGAAGATATCACCGACCTTGACCTTTAGTTGTTCAAACGAATCGACGATGGTTGCCATTTGCGAATTTGTATTCTTCGCCATGCGCTCCGTCATGCCGCCATACTTCTTGTCAATAACGCGAAACAATGCGTCAAGCGTTTCGGACGCACTTGAGATCAAGGTTCCGTTTTTGTCGAACGTGATTCCTTCGCCAGCAAAATCCTTTTTGGACAGGCCGAACATCGAGAGCGTTTCAGAGTCTGGCATGATGCCTTGATTCAATTTGCCCATCATGTTGACGAGCGACTTGAGATGCTCTTCGTCAGCACCGAATGCCGCGCCAAGATCCGCGAGTTTCGGGAGTGCCTTTTGAGCGTTCAAACCCATCGCCTGCAAACCGACTGCGGCGTTCGCGAGCTGCTTAGTGGTGAACGGTGAAGGACCGGCGACTTCGCGAACCTTCGCCATCACCTTCGCTGCTTCGGCTGCGGATCCTGTAACGACTTCGAGTCGTGTGGCTAGTTCCTGAGCTTCTCCGCTTGCAGTGAGCGCAGACTTCCCAAATGCGATCAGGCCACCCATGGCACCGAGTGTGGCGCCAAGTTTTCCAAGCTTTGACAGCTGGTCGCCATAACTCACAGCCGAGGATTTACTATGGTCTAAAGCATCAGCTGTCGACTTCGCCTCAGCCTTGACGTTCTTCAGCCCCTGGACTGCATCGCCAGCGCCTGAAACTTTGAATACAATGTCGAAGATGCCGAGCGCCATTAGAGTGTCCTTTTTGCCATGACCGACATGACGGCCTTGACAATTTCCACGATCTGATTGTCCCAGACTTCAGCCGCCCATGCGACTTCAGCGAACTCATCCAGGCTGAAATCGGTCTCACGGGGATGGCGCTTCAAATGCCGCACACTTGTGTACAGTATCGTCTGCGCCACCCCGCTCAGTCGTTTGGGACTTCGTCTACCGCCGCTGCAAAGTCAATCGGAAACGCTTTGGCGAACTCCGCGACAACATAGAGGTATATGTCAGAGCGGTCACGGGCCAGCTGCGCGAAGCGCCGTCCGGGATTGATTTCACCATCACCAGGCTGAATCACATAACACCGTGCCATGATCATCAGAATTTGCAGCATCTGAGCTGGAAACTCAGGGTATGCAATCTTTAACATCTTCTCAACTTCAGGCCGAGGAAACAGATCGGATGCCTTCGGTTCGCGGAAAACGATTGAACCTGGCGTTCCGATGAAGCGCTCGATGTCGACGACGAGATTCGGTCGACCTTCTAGTTTGGGAATGTTGTCAAAGATTGAACTCAAATTATGATCCTGACAGACCAGTGATTCCGGACACGCCAAGCTTGATGGTCGCGGTTTCGGTCTGTGTTTCTTCCGGAGTCAGGGACAGCCCTGCTTCAGTAACCATACCAAAATACTTGACCACGTTGCCAGCAACGGAAGCTGCGCCATCAAGGTCGACATCGATCTCACAACCGAATCCAAGTTTGCTGGTGAAAAGAGGACCAGTGGTGTTGTCGATGTACAGCTCTAGGTTTACAGTACCAGCCTGTGTCGTTGGGAGTGATGCTTCAAATGTCGCGCACAAAGCTGTGGCATTGACCATGTTCTGCGTGACAGTCGTGCTGAAGCTCTTCGCGAGACATTGAACCGAAGTCGCAGTCGTGGTCGGAAGTGCAGTCGTGTCGCCGGTTAGAGCAGCTGCGGTGAAAGTGATTGTCAGTGTGACGTCTTTAGCGAGTAGCGGACGGGCCATGTTGGTTATACCTCTGGAGTTATTGTGGCAACGTAAATCTGAGCGATGCCATTATCGACGCGACCATCCTGCGACACGTCGACCGATGAACTGACTGATGCGCGATTCAGGAAAAAGACAGGAGTCGTCGTGTTTACTGTCTGTCGGTTTAGTAGTGTATCGATTCGGTCCACGATGCCCTTGATACGTGCCATCGAGACAGCACCAGACTGCGTGTCCCAGCACCACACCTGGTGCACGGAACTGGTGAGGATTCGACCGCCACACATGGCCGTGGTATCGTCCTGGCCATTGTCAGTGTGACGTACGACGATGTAGGGAACCTGTGGCTGTCGAAGGCTGATCGGGTCCTTTTCCGGAGCAAGGTACAAATAGATACCTTGCTGGTACGAAGGCGATCGGTTGTCTACCGCCAGCAGTCCCTGAAGCGTTGCATCAGCTGTGAGTGTGTCATAGATCCACTCATCCACGACTAAAGACTCAACCATTGAAGTACTTCCTAACTACACCTTGGAACACATTCCATGCCTTCGTGCTGGCAGGTATCGCGAACGGTCTGTTCTTCTGAAACTCCAAGATCTTGCCATAAGGCGCCGCGATGGAGATCACATATTCGTAGTCGTTGACTTTGCCGATAGTGATGGATGTCCGAAGGAATGTCGTGCGAACAGCTGGTGCTTCTCCTGGTGCAGATGCTTGATAAATAGTTTGCGTTCCTGGGAGCTTGTATCTTCGTCCAGACTTCGGACCAGTCATCAGTGCAATCATCCCGGTAAAAGCAGCACTCACTGCCTTTTGCAAAAATACAGCCAGCATGCGAAAACGCTTCTCCGCATCGTCAAAGCCTGATAGGTCGACCTTGACGGTCACGGTGCCAGGACCTCGATGAGTAGTGGACCGAAGCGTCGCACGGTAGTCGACACAGTGAACGACAAAGTCAGACGAATCACAGCTGTTGTTGGATATGCAGCGGGGTTCAGGATCGTCACAATGCCCTGTGAGGAAAGAGACTTTGTGAGCGTGGCGCTTCCTCCACCGAACGAATACGCGACGCCTGTGGCGGCTGTCGTGTATGTCGCCGCAAGAGTGCCTGTCGTAATGTCAATCGGTGAGCCGTTTGAATCCACCAGACGCACCACGTACGTGTGCCAGTCACCCGTCCAGGCTGCGAGCTGCACAACCTGTTCCGGATCTTCGGTGATGTTGATGATGTTCACACTCATGCTGGCCTCACATACAATCTCAGCGGTCCAAAGATCTGCGTGTCGGTTGCTCCGGTTGTCCTAGTCACAGTCACAGTGTACGTGCCAGATGTGTTCGTGACCGTAGTCGTGAGACCGAATGATAACCGTCCATTGTCCGCATATGTCGCAGTGCCAGCGTACGACGCCACGAGTGTTCCCGTTGAACTGTAGACCTTCGCCGTGACGGTCGCCCCAGTGATGTCGATGCCTGTGCCATTAGCGTCAGTAACCTGGACATCGATGCTCGTGGCGGTGCCGACATTGATATCGAGCGGCTGATCAGCACCTAAGCCATCAGCCAGGAGTTGATAAGGTCCGATGTGTACGCTGGTCGCAGCTGCTACCGGGGTCACCAACTCGGCGTTCACGTACTGCCCAAATGTACCGGCTGTAGTGTGGCTTGCCCTTGCTTCATCCCACACCGCTGCGGCTGTCTGCGCTGCCGTCAAGCCACCACTTGAAAGTGTAACGGTCAAGACTGCGCCGTTAGTACCGCTTGCACCTCTGACCACAATCGTGACATCAGATGCCCCTGCCGCTAGTGCGGCATCAGGTAGGTCAAGCCTGTAGACACCCGGCATATAAACTGAGTCTACTTCAGCAAACCCACCACTAATCCACGCTTGTCCTATTGTACGGGCTACAAGAGGGATGTTTACACTTGCAGTGCGTGTGCGGCTGTATCTGGCTGACAGACCACTTGTGGAGGCTGTTAAGCCTACGGTACCAAGAAACACTTCAACACTTTGTGATGTCGCACCCGGTGCAATTGTAATTGATAAAGGGGTTTGCTCAATAGGAACGTAATTGGTTAAACCATTTACGGATGTCAATTGAAGTGGTCCGATAGAGGGATTAGTTACCCAACTTGCACCAAAGTAATCAGTGGCACTACCGGTGGATGAACCTGTTGCTACGTTAACACCTCCGCGTACTGGTGCTAAAGGACACAGAGAATCATAACCAAGTTGTAGAGAGTTTATTAAATCAATATCTGGGTATCCATCACCACATATATTTGTACTTAAAAGACCTGAACCAGTCCTTGCACCACCAATCATACGATTTTGTACTTCAATGAATGTGTACGCTCTATTTGCCCCTATCGCACTTATGGTCGTTGGGCATAACGTAAATAGATTATTAATTACCTTGTAACAAAATGTCGTATTTAAAGTGCTAATAGTCGCCG